GATTGCATACGCCAAGCAACTAAGTCAGGTCTTCCAGTATCAGCAGAATCGTCAGGCAGTGGAGCAGGAGCAGCAGCGATTAAATAGCTTACAGCAGCACGAACAACAGCAGCAGATGCAGAAGTATCTGGCCGATCAGCAAGAGGCTCTAGCGTCCTTGATTCCAGAATGGCTGGACAAAGACGTAGCCAAAGCAGAGAAGGTTAAGGTACGCGAGACTGGCAAGGCTTATGGGTACAGTGATGAAGAACTATCACAACTCTATGATGCCCGCGCCGTGGCTCTTATGCGTGACGCTATGAAGTATCGGGATTTGGTTGCGAAACGTCAGGAGGTGAAGCCAAAGGCCACTCCGGTCGTCAACGCCAGACCCAAGACTGTTGGGAGCGAGCAGAGCAAGATCAAAACACGCTTGGCAAAATCGGGCACAGTGCAAGATGCTGCCGCCTACTTCAAAACTCTTTTATAAAGGAATACCGTCATGGGACAACCTACAAATACCTTCGATACCTACGATGCAAAAGGCATCCGCGAAGACTTGGCCAATGTTATTTACAACATCAGCCCAGAAGAAACCCCGTTCATGTCAAATATCGGCAAGGGCACAGCCAAATCGACGTACTTCGAGTGGCAGGAAGACGCACTAGCAGCCGCTAGCTTGTCCAATGCCCAGATCGAAGGCGATGATGCTGTAGCTGTTGAGCCAACGCCGACCGTTCGCATGGGCAACTACACACAGATCAGCCGCAAGACTGTATCCGTGTCTGGTTCGCTCGAAGCTGTAGATAAGGCTGGTCGTAAGTCCGAAATGGCTTACCAAATGGCCAAGTCTGCCTCCGAGCTGAAGCGTGACATGGAGCTGACGATGGTGTCCGGTCAGGCCGCTGTTGCAGGCAATAGCTCTACCGCCCGCAAGTCTGCCGGTTTGGGCGCGTTCCTTCGCACCAATACCGACAACGGCGCAACCGCAACAGAGCCTACTCTCTCCGGCACAACATCAGGCTACCCAAATGCTGCTGCTGGTGCGGGTACGCCTCGCGCATGGTCTGAGACTATCCTGAAGAACGTGCAGGCAAAGGTGTGGGCTAATGGCGGTAACGCCAAGATGCTGCTGGTTGGCGCTACGCTGAAACAGAAAGCCTCTGCCTTCCCCGGCATTGCTGCTCAGCGTTATAACGCAAGTGGCGCAAAGCAAAGCACTATTGTCGGCGCCGCTGACATCTACGTTACCGACTTCGGTAATTTGGAAATTGTGCCTAGCCGATTCATCGCTGCCGATGTGGCTTACCACATTGATACCAGCATGGCCTCGGTATGCTTCCTGCGCCCTTTCGAGAAGATCAACCTCGCAAAGACCGGCGATGCAGACCGTATGCTGCTCGTCACTGAGTGGGGCTTGAAGGTGCACAATGAGAAGGCACACGGCGTTGCTCGTGACCTGACCTAAACAAGCGGGGGGCTTCGGCCCCCTTCTTTTATCTGAGGTATTTGCAATGGCTGGACGGCTACTTTCTCACGACGATTTCACGGGCATAACGTCATACTTTCACTATGACGCAGCGACCGATACGGCAGTCATCGAGAAAAAGCAGGATGTTGGTCTGATTCTCGACAACAACAAAGCAGAGCGTAATTCAGGTGTAAACAACAAGGATCATGGGCTGGGGAAGAAAGTGGCCACTGTCCCGCTTGTGCTTTACTGGCAGTGGAAGAATCACTGCACCAAGGCCAACATGAGCCAAGATGAAACAAGCGCATATATTTTGGGCATGATAAAATCACGCGAATACTGCCATCTAATGACGGTCGATAAGATATGAACTATGCGCAGTTACAGGCCGACATTGCCAGTTTTTTAAACCGCCAAGATCTTACTGATCAGATTCCTGTATTTATTCGTCTTACTGAAAATCGTATAAATCGCAATATCCGCACACGCGAAATGGAATATCGAGTCACTGCTCAGATCGATAAGCAATTTTCTACGCTGCCGACCGATTTCCTTGAGATGCGCAATATCCAAGTCAATAGCAATCCTGTGACAGCGCTAGAGTACGTTACGCCACAAGAGGCCGACAGGCTGCGCGCTGAACGCATTAGCGGAAAACCTAGGTTCTTTTCAGTTGTGGGAAATCGCTTAGAGATGATACCTGTTCCTAGCGAGAATATTGTCGTTGAGATGGTCTATTACCAGCGTGTGCCGACCTTGGGTGGCGTAGTGACAGGTAATTGGCTGTTAGAAAATCATTACGACATTTATCTATATGGCGCTCTAACTCATGGCGCGCTTTATCTTAAAGATGACCCGACATCATGGGCTACGCTATTCGATTCGGCACTAGATGAGCTGTCTCTTGATGATGAGCGCAGCCAGTTCCAAGGCACAACGCCACAGATGAGGGGTACTACCATTGGCTGAATACCTAGCTGCTGACACAATCAATGCTGAGTGGGCAGGCGACGATCTGTATGTGTTTAACGGATACGCTCTCGAAGGCTATTTCTTTAACCAGGATGAAGTTACTTGGGAGGCCGTAGAAAATGGCTGATACAACCACACCGCGCTTCGGCCTAACCAAGCCTGAAGTAGGCGCAAGCTCCGACACATGGGGCGCTAAGTTAAACGCAGACTTAGACATTATCGACTCAGCGCTAGGCGTTTCCGATGTCGGCTATAAGCCAGTTTCAGTGGCCTCAACTGCGGCATTAGTGTTAGCTGGCGAACAGACGATTGATGGCGTACTAACTAACGCTAGCCGCATTCTGGTAAAGAACCAAGCATCTCCTGAGCAGAACGGCATTTACGTTAGTGCCGCAGGCTCTTGGGCGCGCTCCGACGATGCTAACTCGCTGTCTGAGTTCCTATTAGGCAAGCAGGTTTACATTCAGTCTGGCGCAGTCAACGGCGGCAAGGTGTATCGCCAAACCACTAGCGTTATTAGCCTAGGCGTGTCGACTATTGCTTATAGTGATGCTATTAAGCAAGGTGCAGCAACTCTTGGAGAGGCAGCAGTTACGGGTAATGCTACGGTAGGCGGCACGCTTGGCGTAGCTGGCGCATCTACGCTTGCCGCAGTGACAGCAGACAGCGTTGCTAGTACATCTGCAGTTACTGGTGGCGGGGGCACGACAGCGCAAGCAACCGAGACTGTTCGAGGAACGCTAGAAGTTGCTACAGCGGCAGAGGCTCAAGGGTGGGCTAGCGATCTATTCGCCATCACTCCAGTTAAGTTGGATAGTGCAATGAAAGGCGCAAATCAGCTCTTAGCCACAAGCGGCTATCAGAAGTTGCCTGGTGGATTGATTATCCAATGGGGCAATGTAAGTGTTACGGCAGACGCTAACTTAACTGTTGTATACCCATTAGCGTTTCCGAGCGCGGTATTGTCTGTACAAATCACCGAGGTTCTAAACAATTTAGGCTCGTTTAACTTAGTTAGACTTATGTCCGATCCGAGCACTACGCAGTTCATAGTACAGAACGCCAATGAAATTACCGAAAAAGCATATTGGATGGCCATAGGTATATAAATGCTAACGGCAGTCGTTGATAAAAACAACACGCAACACATTATAGCTATCGGGTTTTAATTATGCTGCTAAAGCTAGAGATACCTGCTGGAGTCTATGGCAACGGAACCGACTACCAGAGCATGGGGCGATGGCATAAAGCCAACCTCGTGCGCTGGCATTCTGGCATCATGCTGCCGATTAAAGGCTGGCAGAAGTTTATTCCAGATCAACTCGATGGCCGACCTTCAGACATTCACCAATACCGAGACGGGCAAGATCGTCGCTTCGGCATCGGCACGCATTCAAAACTCTACGCCTACACGCCAGCCAAGGTGCTAGAGGATATTACTCCAGTTGGTTATGTTGTTGGACGAGCCGACCGAGAGAACACTTACGGCTATGGCATTGGTCTTTACAGCGCATCGAACTACGGCGTATCGACGCCAGATACATCGTCATTCTTGCCGCCTACCAACTGGACGTTAGACAACTTTGGCACGTTCTTAGTTGGCTGCGCGAACACTGATGGCACGTTGTATGTGTGGGATGGCGTAACGCCAACAGCAGTCCCTATGAGTGGCGCGCCAACAACTAATCGAGCCATTGCGGTGACAGAGGAGCGCTTCGTGTTTGCGCTTGGTGCAGGCGGCAGTAATTCGCTCGTGCAATGGTCAGATCAAGAGGATTACACCACTTGGACGCCATCAGCGACAAATCAAGCTGGTGACTTTGACCTGCAAACCACAGGCAGCATTCTTAATGCAGTCAAGGTTCGTGGCCAGTTGCTCATTCTGACCACGGCAGACGCTCATGTGGCGACTTACTCTGGCCCACCATTTGTTTACGGATTTGAGCGTGTCGGCACAGGTTGCGGAGCACTTGGCCCACAGGCATCGGCAGCAACCGACTCATTTGCGGCATGGATGGGGCGCAGCGGCTTCTTTATCTATGACGGCTTTGTCAAGCCATTGTCGAGCGAAGTATTCGATTACGTCTATGGAAGCATTAACCTAGCTCAGTCCGAGAAAACAGCAGCGTTTAACAACACGGTGTATGGCGAATTGTGGTGGTTCTACCCATCGGCCACGTCGATTGAAAACGACCGATATGTCATCTGGAACTATCGCGAAAACACATGGTCGACTGGATTCCTAAGCCGTACGTGTGGCACAGACGATGGTGTATATGATAATCCGCTCATGGTGTCGGCAGACGGCTACATTTACTCGCACGAGCTTGGGTTCAATTGGGATGGCGCAAAACCATACGCAGAGACAGGGCCAATAGAGTTAGGCGCAGGAGATAGCGTTTACATGGCGAAGTATCTTTACCCTGATGAGCGCACGCAGGGTGATGTTACCGCGACATTCCGTACACGGTTCTATCCAAATGGGCCAGAATACAGCCACGGGCCTTACAGCATGGCAGCGCCGACCGATCTACGCTTTACTGGTAGGCAAGTTGTTATGCGTGTTGATGGATTGGCTCCGACAGATTGGCGTTTCGGCGTGCCTCGCATTGATGTGGCAGCAGGTGGCACACGATGAAGTTACCACGGCAAACAGATCGAAACTTAACCGAGATGGCGCGTCAGATTGAACAAGCAGATGCCATGAATTACAAGCGTGACCGAGACGTTGAAATGAGTAATAATAGGCTCATTCTGACCAGCCCGAATGGGAGTCGGTACGCTTTAACGGTAGACAATGCCGGCGTAATCGGCACTACAGCATTGTGAGGGTGGTATGGGATTCTCAATAGGCGGTACTCTCGGGTTTAATAAATCCAAAACCAGCAGCGATACCCAGATCGATGCAGAGCTAAAGCCGCTTCGCTCGAATGTGCTTGGGCAGGCGATGGGGCTTGCTAATCAGCCTATCCAGCAGTTTCAAGGCGACCGTGTTGCGGGGTTCGATCCAAACCAAACAGCCGCTATGGGAGCTATGGGTAGTCTTGGCGCTAATGGGCTGCCACTTGCTCAAAAGGGCTTCAATATCCTTGGCGGCATCGGCACAGCAGACCAGCGCATGAGCGCGTACCAGAACCCCTACACAGATCAGGTCATTGACCGTTCAATGCAGGACATTGAGCGTCAGCGCCAGCAAGCACTATCAAAGACGGCAGGGCAGGCAATCGGTGCAAAGGCGTTTGGCGGCGCTCGGCAGGCTGTAGCGGACTCATTAACGAATGAGGCATACGCTCGTCAGTTTGGCGATGCTGCGGCCAACCTGCGCTATCAGGGGTTCAATACGGCCCTTGGCGCTGCTCAGCATGACGTTACACAACAGCAGGCACTTGGTCAGGCACTAAGCCAAGCTGGGTACGGTGCGATTGAAGGCCAAATGAATGCCGGCCAGCAACAGCAGGCCATGCAGCAAATGCTGATTGATTCGGCTCGTGAGAAGTTTGACGAGCCTCGCAATCAGCAGATGCAGAAGCTTGATTTCCTGACCGGCATCCTAAGCGGACTACCACAGGGGCAGTCCAGCACTGGTAGAACGACAGGGAAGACGGCAGGATTAAACATGGCTGGGGAGATGAAATAATGCTCCCGCTCCTATTAGCAGCACTTCAAGGCGGTGGCGGACTACTTGCATCGGCAGGCGGGGCAGGCGGACTACTACAGGGTGCTGGATCAGGTATTGCGTCGAGCATGAACTTCCCATTCCTGCAAGGTGCCGCACCAATGGCACCGACGCAGATGATGGGGACGGCTCCAATCCCCGATGCTCCGACATTTAGCGGCAGTAGCGGGATTGGTGCGCCAAAGCAATCGGCGCCGTTACCGCCTATCGAGTACGCAAGTCCTGCACAGATTCAACACATCCAGATTGGCGGCAAGTACAAGCGCAGATTTTGAGAGGGTACACAATGAACTTAAACAGAATCGGCTTGTTGGATGACGAGGAAAACCCCCTAGTTGACCCGCAATCGGCACTAGCGCAATACCAGCCGCAACAGGTAGCAACGGCACCACAAAAGCCGCAAGGCATCTCGCTATTGCAGCGGCTTGGCATGGCGTTCATCCCTGAAACGATGGGCGCTATCAGCAATGCCAAAGCACAGCAGGCGGCTCCGGTAGACGGCGGCTACGAAGCCCTAGCAGAGTATTGGGCCAAGCAGGGTAATCCTGAGAAGGCTAAGCAGTATATGGAGCTTGCCAATCCAGTTCTTGAAAGATCAAACTCGGCATTATCTAGCCGTGTTGCGGTAAATCCAGCGACAGGAAAGCCAGAGCTGGTAATACTAATGCGAGACGGATCAACTCAGTTCACGGGTATTGAGCCAACAGCAAAAGAAAAGAGTGACGCTGGATACACAGAAGAAGGGCTTCCACTTACTGAAACGAAACCCGGAAATCTGCCAGTCGGCTGGTTCTGGAACCCTATAACTAATTCTGCTGAACGCATTCCTGGATTACCAATAAAACCTGAACAGCAACCGGCAGCGCCTAAGCCTGGCGGCTCCGCGTCGCCTAAGCCGCCTAAGCCGCCTAAGCCGCCTAAGCCAGCAACAATATCGGAGCTGACAGGGTTGTCAAAAAGCTTTTCTCAGGAAACAAAGGACGACAGCGATGTAGCCGGGTCGTGGCGAACGCTTCATTCAAACGCTGCGCTTGGAACGCCTGCAGGCGATATTGCCGTAATCTATGCGTACATGAAGCTACAAGATCCTACGTCAGTTGTGCGAGAGGGTGAGTTTGCAACAGCGCAGAATGCAGGGGGAATACACGAAACTATCCGAGCACGATTAAACCAAGCGATTGGTACTGGTCGATTGACTCCACAGCTTCGGTCTGAGATTCTCGGGTCTGCAAAAGCAACGCTTAACTCGCGCAGAAGTCAGTTTTCTGCAAAGCAAGACCGCTTCACAAAGCTGGCTAAGTCGAAAGGGATTGACCCAGAATTAGTTATTGGGAACCCGTACGCGGACTTGCCGGGGTTTGATAAGCCGGCGACTAGCGTAGAAACAATAGACGATAGACGTAAGCGGCTTGGGCTTCCTCCGTCACGCGCTAAAGGAGCGGGTAAATGAGCCAAGATAACCTTTCGCGTATTGATAGCGACATTGATACGGCTCTGGCTAACGGGGCAACTGACGACGACATAGCTGCCATCCTTTCTGATGAAGGGTACTCCGTTGAGTCTTATCGGAAAGCACACGGGACTGCTATTTCCCCGTCCACTACGCAACCAACAGCAGAAGACCGCTCGTTTCTCGCTGATTTTGGTGGCCAGTTAAAGCGAAATTACAATGTAGGCGCAAAGAACATTGGCGAAGCCATGCCATTCCTTGATACGCTCGGGCAACGGCTAGGACTTTCGTCCTCTGCCGATATTAAAATACCGAGAGATCAAAATGGATATTCAGGTGGGAAACTTGCTGCTGATATTGCTTCTGGCATCGTCTTACCTAGCGGCAAGTCGCTATTAGCAAATGCGCTTTATGGCGCAGCTACAGGGGCGCTGCTATCAGAAAACGACCAAGCAACAGGGGCGTTGGTCGGGGCCGCTGTACCAACTGCAATTCGAGGCATTGGCAAGGCGGCAATAGGAGCTGAACTAGAGCCAGCCCAAAAGCTGCTGAAGTCGTACGGGGTTCCAATGACCCCGGGGCAGCTATTGGGCGGCGTAGTTGGCCGCGCAGAAGAAGCACTAGGGTCTACGGTTTTTGTAGGCGATGCAGTTAATGCTGCTCGGCGGCGTGGAGTCGAAGGACTGAACAAGTCTGTCGCCACTCGCACACTTGAGCCAATCGGCGCACTCCCAACACAAGTCGGTCGAGCAGGCGTGCAAGAAGCCAAGGATATTATTGGCGGACACTACAATACGCTTCTGCCAAACCTTACATTCTCGGTTGATTCTCAGCTATCCAATGCGGCCAATGGCATCAGAGCAAACCTAGCAACTGGCGCTGGGGGGCAAAAGGCTGACGAGATATTTAAGCGTCTTGTGTC